GCACAGTACTGTGATGATGAAGGTAACATTACACTTGACTTGAACCATGAGGTGAACCTAGAAGACGCACACCTTTCAGAACTGTTGTACGCTTTCAAGTCATTCCTGCAAGCAGCAGGGTACAACTATGTCAAAGAAGTTTATGCCGTTAAGGAAGGCGGAGAAGAGGTTGGAGAAGAATGACCACATTTGCAGAATATCAAAGACAAGCCCTAACAACTGCTGTATATCCTAAGAAGTATGCGGTATCCTATCCTGCTCTTGGTCTAGCTGAAGAGGCTGGTGAAGTAGCAGGTAAGATTAAGAAGATGATGCGTGACGGTATCCCTCTTGATGAGCAGAAAGAAAAGATTGAACTTGAGATGGGTGATGTCTTGTGGTATCTGGCTAACCTAGCGTACGACTGTGGTATCTCCCTTGAGGTAGTCGTAGAGAAGAACATGGAAAAACTACGTGACCGTCAGAAGCGTGGACAACTACACGGTGAAGGAGACAACCGATGATTAGTAATCACTTACCTACTGACTACCAAACCTTTATCGCAACCAGCCGCTACGCACGGTGGCTGGACGATGAGGGTAGACGTGAAACATGGGCAGAGACTGTAGCACGTTACATCAACTATATGGGTAGTAAGGTTAAACTACCCAACAAAACGTGGGACGAACTTGAAGATGCTATCCTAAACCTAGATGTCATGCCATCCATGAGAGCATTGATGACAGCAGGTGAAGCAGCAGACCGTGATAATACATGTATATACAACTGTAGCTACCTGCCTGTTGACCACATCCGTGCCTTTGATGAAGCCATGTTTATCCTTCTATGTGGTACAGGTGTAGGCTTCTCTGTTGAGCGTCAGTTCATTACCAAGCTGCCTGAGATTCCAGAAGCGTTGGAATACAGTGATGACGTGATTGTTGTGAAGGACAGCAAGGAAGGCTGGGCTAAGTCACTTCACAAGCTCATGTCCCACCTCTACTCAGGTGACATTCCTAAGTGGGATACATCAAACGTACGTCCTGCTGGCTCACGCCTGAAGACATTTGGTGGACGTGCATCAGGTGCAGAACCTCTTGAAGACTTGTTCAAGTTTGTAGTTGCTAAGTTCAAGCAAGCTGCTGGACGTAAGCTAAACAGCCTTGAAGCTCACGACATCATGTGTAAGATTGGTGAGGTTGTGGTTGTTGGTGGTGTACGTAGGTCAGCAATGATTAGCTTGTCTAATCTGAGTGACGGACGCATGGCACACGCCAAGTCAGGCTCATGGTGGGAGAACGAGGGTCAACGTGCGTTGGCTAATAACTCTGCTGCCTACACTGAGAAGCCAGACATGGAGACATTCATTCGTGAGTGGTTGGCTCTGGTTGAATCTAAGTCAGGTGAGCGTGGTATCTTTAGCCGTGTTGCAGCAGACAAGCACGTAGAACGTAACGGTAGACGTGAGACAGGACACGAGTGGGGTACTAACCCATGCTCTGAGATTATCCTACGTCCCTACCAGTTCTGTAACTTGACTGAGGTTGTTGTACGTGAAACAGATGACCTAGATAACCTGAAGCGTAAGGTACGTCTTGCTACTATTCTAGGTACAATTCAATCAACCTTCACAAAGATGCCGTACCTACGAAACATCTGGAAGAAGAATACAGAAGAAGAACGGTTGCTGGGTGTATCTCTAACAGGTATTATGGATAACCGTCTGCTATCTAAGACGGTAGATAGTCCTCGTTGGTTGAACGAGATGAAGCAGACAGCCATCGACACCAATGCTGAGTTTGCTAAGAAGTTTGGTATTGAACAATCTGCTGCTATCACATGCGTCAAACCATCTGGTACAGTGTCACAGCTAGTAGACAGTGCGTCAGGTATCCATGCACGTCATAGTGAGTACTACATCCGTACTGTTCGTGGTGATAACAAAGACCCACTTACACAGTTTATGAAGGATGCTGGTATTCCTGCTGAACCGTGTGTCATGAAGCCAGATGCTACTACAGTGTTCAGTTTCCCAATGAAGTCGCCTCATGGGGCTACTACTCGTGATGATATGACAGCGTTGGAACAACTAGAACTATGGAAGAACTACGCTCTAGCGTGGTGTGAACACAAACCATCTGTAACTATCACAGTACGTGATGCAGAGTGGATGGAAGTAGGAGCATGGGTATACGAGAACTTTGACATTTGCTCTGGTATCTCGTTCCTGCCACACAGTGACCACACTTATGCACAAGCCCCATACCAAGACATCACAAAGGAAGAGTATGATGAACTGTCTGCGAAGATGCCAAAGGCGATTGATTGGTCGGCTCTGTCTCTATATGAGAAAGAAGACACTACCAGTGGGTCACAAACTCTAGCTTGTAGTGCAGGTGCGTGTGAACTTGTTGACATAAATACCTAAAGTTACAACATTAGCGGAGTTTGCACCATGAGAGTATTAGGTAACAACTTTAACATAACTGTGGCACTCTTAGAGCATCTGGATAGTATATACCCTGACAGACTACCGCTAGAACAGATTACCCCTGAGGAGCTTGCGTTCCTTAGGGGGCAACAATCTGTACTAAACAAGCTCAGAGAAATGCAGAACACAGATTTCGAGGAAGATTAACATGGGTGGATTATTTGGGAGTTCAACTCCAAAACCACTTCCAGCCCCTGCTCGTCCTGTCACAGCCGTGACAAAAACCCCTGAACTAGAGCTAGAAGACACCGAACTGGATACAGATAAGATGTCTCGCAAACGTAGGGGCAAACGGGCATTGCGTACGGATATTACAAAAGACGTTTCAACACAGGTAGGTAGCACAGGCTCAGGTCTACAGATACCAACCTCAGGCGTAAATACAGGACAAGGACAGTAAGATGGGTGGACGCAGAAGCAGACCAGCCCCTCCACCGCCTCCACCGCCTCCTCCACCTCCAGCAGCACCGTCAAGTAGTACAGGTGCAGCAAAGGGACAAGTTGGTGACGATGGAATGACTTTGGAGACAGGCACAACAGGAAGCCAGCAGCTAAGACGTAGACGTAAAGGTAAACGTGCATTGATTGCAGGGCAGAGTACAGCCGCACAAGTCGGTGGTGAAGGCGCATCAGGTCTTAACATTCCAAAAGGATAAGTAGATGGAACAAGATGTAGGAACAGTAGCTAAACGCTACAGCCAACTAGAAGGTGAACGTGACACGTTCCTAGAGCGTGGACGAGATGCAGCAAAGCTGACTATCCCTACTCTTTTGCCAGACGAAGGACATAGTAGTGTATCTATCTATGCCACACCGTATCAAGGCATTGGGGCAAGGGGTGTTAATAACCTTGCATCTAAGTTACTTCTTGCCCTGCTGCCGCCTAACAGTCCTTTCTTCCGTCTGACGATTGATGACTTTGACTTACAAGAGATTGCAGGAGACAATCGTGGACAGGTTGAAGAAGGACTAGCACGTATTGAACGTGCAGCAATGCAGGAGATTGAAGGTAAAGCAATCCGTGTACCAGTATTTGAAGCACTCAAACTACTAATCGTAACTGGTAACGCATTGGTTTACATGCCAAAACAAGGTGGTATGAAAGTGTACCGCCCAGACCGTTACTGTGTCAAACGTGACGCAATGGGTAATGTACTAGAAATTATCACAAAGGAAAGCATCTCTCCATTGATGCTACCTGACGAAGCAAAAGCACTAATCCCACCCTCAGAAACACCAGTAAAAAGTTACGACTTGTATACGTGCCTAAAGCGTATGGATGGTGGGTATGAGGTACATCAAGAAGTTTCAGGTATTGAGATACCTAACTCACGGGGTAAGTTCAAAGAAGATACCATGCCGTTCCTACCTCTACGGTTTATACGTATTGATGGCGAAGACTACGGACGTGGTTTCATTGAGGAATATATTGGTGACCTACGTAGCCTTGAAGCACTAACTCAGGCTATTGTACAAGGAAGTGCAGCATCAAGTAAAGTACTATTTATGGTACGTCCTAACGGTACAACTAAGAGTGCAACACTAGCCAAAGCACCAAACGGTGCGTTTGTATCTGGTGATGCTAACGATGTATCTACACTACAGGTACAGAAGTCTAGTGATTTCCGTGTAGCCCTTGAGACTATGCGTATGATTAACGACAGACTTGCATCAGCGTTCCTATTGAATAGTAGTGTACAGCGTAGTGCTGAACGTGTAACAGCCGAAGAAGTTCGCTTCATGGCACAAGAACTAGAGACTGCATTGGGTGGTGTATACTCAATCTTGTCTCAGGAGTTTCAGCTACCATTGATTAACCTGCTACTAGACTCACTTGTCAAGCAGGGTAAGATGCCAAAGATGCCTAAGGATAGTGTTAAACCTACTGTCGTTACTGGTATTGAGGCTCTTGGTCGTGGTCAAGACTTGAACAAACTTGCAACATTCTTGCAGTATCTTCAGCCACTGGGGGCAGAGGTTATTGCGTCTGAAATGAATCTGGGTGACTACATTGACCGACTTGCTGCCTCGTTGGGTATCGACACGTCTGGTCTAATCAAGTCAGCAGAACAGAAACAGATGGAACAAATGCAACAACAGATGATGATGCAACAACAAATGTTAGAACAAGGGGCAATGGGTATGGCACAGAGTGCTGCACCTGAGATTGCTCGTGCTGCTTTACAGGAGTAATGAATGGCAGAGACCGTAAATACTTATCAAGAACCCAAGCCTGAGTCTCAAGAACACGTTGAGGCTATGCTGAACAAGGTAGAAGAGTCCCAATCTGCTGGACAAGAGCGTCCCGATTGGCTACCTGAAAAGTTTAAGTCCCCTGAGGATATGGCAAAAGCCTATTCACAGCTTGAAAGTAAGATGGGACAACAAGGACAAGAGGACACGGACACCGAAGAATATTCTGGTAGCGAGACACCTAATCAAGTGTCCGAGCTTATGGATGAACGTGGCCTCGACTTTGACGTATTCCAACAGGAGTACGCAGAGTTAGGTGGGCTGTCTGAGGAAGCCTACGAAGCGTTGGAGCAAGCTGGTTTCCCACCAGAAATGGTGGATAGCTGGATTGAAGGTCAGAACGCAGTCGCTGAAAAGATGACAACTGAGATTAAAAGTGTTGTTGGTGGCGAAGCAGAGTATGACACTCTAATGCAATGGGCATCACAAAACTTGCCAGAACAAGATATTGATGCCTATAATGCAACTATGGAAAGTCAGAATCCAGACATGATTCGACTAGCTGTGCAGGGACTACACGCACGGTATCGTTCTGAGGGAGAGCCAAGCCTAGTACAAGGTGGTACTGGTGCGGTGACCACAGGCGGGAGATTTGAAAGCACAGCGGAACTAACTGCTGCGATGCAAGACCCCAGATACGACAAAGACCCTGCCTACAGGCAACAGGTAGCTGATAAGCTACGTAGGTCTAGCCTGTTCTAACCGTTGCATGGGATTGGGGGTTTCGTACCCCCTCTCCTTCTAAGCACATCTACACGGGTGTTCTTAGAAGGGGAAACCCTACTCTCAAGATTACTAGTAACAAGTACATTTGACCCCTTGCGAGGGACAATCTTAGAGAAAGTAATAGTAAGGTTGAGGCACTACTTTAACTTAAACACAATGAGGTGATAAAATGGCAATGCAAGGTGCATCCAATCCAGCCTATGACGTATCCCGTCTAGGTCAAGACAACCTCTCAGGTGACGTACGTGACCTTTTCCTGAAGCTGTATGCTGGGGAAGTCCTTACTGCATTTGAGGCAAAAAATATCATGATGCCTTTGGTACGTACTCGTACGATTACTAAAGGTAAGTCTGCTCAGTTCCCGATGACAGGTCGTGCAAGTGCTGAGTACCTGACCCCTGGAAACGAAATCACTGGCGGTAAAATCCGTGCTGGTGAGCGTATCGTTACCATTGATGACTTGCTGATTTCAGCACAGTTCATTCCTTCTATTGATGAAGCTATCAACCACTATGACGTGCGTAGCATCTACTCAAAAGAAGCAGGTATCGCACTGGCTAAAGAAGCTGACAAGAACATTCTTCGTCAGGCTATCAAGGCTTCTCTGTCAACTAACGCTACTCGTGCTGCTGCACTTGTACAGGACTACTCTTCATTTGGTGAAGAAGACTTTACTGACAACATCACTATCGGTACTGCTGCTGCTGATGCAACAGACCCTGCAAAGATTGCGAAAGCTATCTTCGATGCTCGTAAAGAAATGGATGAGAACAACGTACCAACTGATGGTGCTTTCGTAGTTCTCCCACCTGCACAGTACTACGCACTGATGGACGTGACTGACGGTAACAAGCTGACCTTCATGAACCGTGATTTCGGTGGTAATGGTTCTGTAGCTGACGCTTCAGTACCTAACATTGCAGGTATGCCTGTGTACATGTCTAACCATCTGGTAGTATCAGACCTGATTGAAACATCTGGTGCTTCTAAGGGTCAGTCTAAGGGCAACCGTCCTCTGGCTAACACTGCTGGTTCAGGCCGTACAACTGCATACGACATCACTAACACTACAACTGACGGTGTAAACCTTGTTGACCTTGCTGCGAAAATCCGTGGTATGGTTATGACACAAGACGCAGTTGCTACTGTTAAGCTGATGGACTTGGGTGTTGAATCTGAGTACCAAATCAATCGTCAGGGTACACTGATGGTTGCTAAGTACGCAATGGGTCACAACGTCCTGCGTCCTGCATGTGCAATCGCACTGTCTACTGCCTAGTAGATTAGGAGAGGGGGAGCTTTTGCTCCCTCTTTTTTATCATGAGAGATTTAAAGATTAAAAAGAAGTCTCGTGTGAACGAGGCAGGTAACTATACCAAACCAACCATGCGTAAGCGAATGTTCAACGCTATCAAAGCTGGCACAAAAGGCGGTAAAGCTGGTCAGTGGAGTGCGAGAAAAGCGCAGTTGCTTGCGTCACGCTATAAGAAAGCAGGTGGGGGTTACACCTCATGAAAAAGCCCCAAGAGAGTTTGAAGAAATGGACAAAACAGAAATGGCGCACTAAGTCAGGTAAGAAGTCTGCCGATACAGGTGAGCGTTACCTACCAGAAGCAGCCATCAAGTCTCTGTCTTCTGCTGAGTATGCTGCGACAACCCGTGCTAAACGTGCTGGTACACGTAAGGGTAAGCAGTTTGTCCGTCAACCCCTGAAGATTGCTAAGAAAACAGCAAAGTATAGGAAGTAAAATGCCCAACGTAGCTGGTAAAAAATATTCGTACACAAAAAAAGGTATGGCTGCGGCTAAGAAAGCTGCTAAGAAAACAGGTATGCCTATGAAGGTTAAAGATAAACTAGCCAAGTACAAGAAGAAATAACATGACTGTAGAACGTGGTGGCGAAAAGTTCTCAGGATATAACAAACCCAAACGTACGCCCAACCACCCTAAGAAGTCACACGCTGTACTTGCACGAGTAGGCAAGAAAATGAAGCTGATTAGGTATGGTCAGCAGGGTGTCAAGGGTGCTGGTAAAAATCCTCAGACTGCCAAACAAAAAGCAAGACGTAAATCCTTTAAGGCACGTCACGCTAAGAACATTGCTAAAGGTAAGATGTCAGCGGCTTACTGGGCAAACAAATCTAAATGGTGATAAATCATGGCACAAACAACCAAACTAGATGCAGTGAACACTATGCTATCTGCTATCGGTGAAGCACCTGTGAACAGCCTTTCCTCTGGTTTGGTTGAAGCCGAAATTGCAGAAACAATACTGAACACTATTGACCGTGAAGTACAGTCTATGGGCTGGCACTTCAACACAGAATATAAAAAGTCTTTCGCTCAAGATACTAATGGCGAGATACCACTAGGTACTGACATCCTACGTGCAGATGCACATTTGGATGCTAACAGTAAGAACCTAGTACAACGTGGCTTGCGTATGTATGACCGTAAGAACCACACCTTTGCAATTAAAGAAGCTGTTAAGCTAGATGTAGTTGTACAGTTAGACTTTGAAGACTTACCTGAGGTAGCTAAACGATACATTACACTCAAGTCTACCCGTGTCTTCCAAGACCGTGTTGTAGGGTCTAACACTCTCCACGACTTCCAAGAACGTGACGAACAGATGGCTCTCATGGAACTACGAGAGTTTGATGCACGTTCAGACGACAACAACATCTTTGACAACTATGATGTATTTAAGGTTATTGACCGACAGGGACGGAGTTTGTAAATGGCACTAATCAGTCAATCTATTCCCAACCTGATTAACGGTGTATCCCAACAGCCGCCTTCACTCAGGTTAAACACACAGGCAGAAGTTCAAGAGAACGCTCTATCTAGTGTGGTTACAGGACTATCTAAGCGTCCATGCACACAGCATGTTGCTGATTTGGGTACTATCTCTAACCTAGATAAAGCGTTCATCCATACTATCCGTAGGGACGAGAACGAGTTCTACTCTATGGTTATTGATACTGCTGGTACAATCAGGGTATTTGATAAGGACGGTGTAAGCAAAACAGTTACTAACAACGCTTCCTCGTACCTATCTGGATTGACTAACCCAAACAAAGAACTGGCTGCTGTCTCGATTGCTGATAGTACATTCATTGTAAACAAGAATACTACGGTTGCTAAAGACACCACACTGTCTGGCACACGTAACCCCGAAGCACTAGTATATGTAAAAAATGCTGACTACTCAAGTACTTACAGGCTAAAGTTAACCAAAGGTGGTAGCTCTGGCACTATTGAGTTTGCTACAAAATCTTCTACACAGGACAGTACTAGTGCTACGCAGAACGCAGAACGTGGTGCGTCTACTGACTTGATTGCACAAAACCTTGCTAAGTTTAGTAGCTCTAACGTAGACACAAACTACTACCAGAATATCACAAATAGTGGTGCTGTAACTGGTCTTACTATTACACGCTACGGTTCTGTTTTACACATTCAATCATCTAACAGTACTGACTTTACAGTAGAGGTAGGTGACTCACATGGTGGTGACCATCTGCTTATCTTTAAGGATGAAACACCAGACTTTAAGAAACTACCTGTAGAATGTCCTAACGATTTTGTAATCAAGGTGTCAGGTGACAACCAAAAGGCGCAAGATGACTACTATGTTAAGTTTAACGATGGTGTTTGGAAAGAAACACTAGAAGGTGGTATTGAAACAGACCTTGATGCGTCTACCATGCCACACAAACTAGCTAAGAATAGTGACGGTACGTTTACATTTGACGAGGTATCTTACAAGTCTCGTGCGGTAGGTGACGATGACACCAACCCATTTCCTTCATTTGAAGGCTTTGCACTGGCAGATATCTTCTTCCATCGTAACCGACTAGGCGTACTAGCAGATGAAAACGTAATCTTTTCCCGTGCTGGTGAGTTTGAAGAGTTTGACTTTTTCCGTAAGTCTACACTAACCATTGTTGACAGTGACCCTATTGATGTGTCAGTATCGTCTAACAAGGTCAGCATCCTAAAACATGCTGTACCGTTTAACGAAGCGTTGCTGCTGTTTACAGACCTAACACAGTTCAAGCTAACTGCTGACCCTGTACTTACGCCTGAGACAGTCAACATTGCTAACACTACAGAGTTTGAGGCATCACTACGAGCCAAGCCAGCACAGGCTGGTAAGTTTGTTTACTTTGCTTCTAAGCGTGGTGCGTGGTCTGGTATGTGGGAGTACTTTGTAGATACCGACACAGACACGAATGACGCTACAGAAATCTCTGCACACGTTCCTGAGTACCTTGATGGTGAGGTTATCGACATTCAAGCATCGTCTAACGAGGACATGCTGTGTGTACGTACAGATAATGACAGTGAAAGTGTGTATATTTATAGATACTATTGGCAAGGACGAGACAAGCTACAAGCATCGTGGTCTAAGTTTACCTTTGGTGACGATGTGATTGGTATGTCATTTAACTTGGCTGACCTATACCTACTTATTAAACGTGGTACAAACCTGTTTCTTGAACGTATCAACTTGTCAGTTGACGAGGCTACAGAGTACACAGACGGTAAGTTCTCTATACACCTAGACAGACGAGTACAGTTTGAAACAGGTGGTGTAACTACACTACCATATACTGCACCTTCAGATATTGTGTATGTAGACGAGCGTGGTAAGGTTATTACGTCAGGCGATGTAGCAGGGCTGCTTGCAGATGGTGAGGTATGCTATGCTGGTATACCGTACACATTCAAGTACCAGTTCTCAGAACCAGTAGTAAAACAAAACAACCAACCTATTACAACAGCAGACTTGCGTATACGTAACTGGTCTGTAGTGTACAACGACACAGGGTTCTTTACAGTTAAAACAACCCCTAACAGGCGTAGTACATACACACGGGACTTTACAGGACGTATCGTTGGTGGTGCTGCTAACTTGCTAAGTAAGGCTGCTATTGACAGTGGCACTTACCAGTTTGGTGTAGTAGGTAACTCTGATACTAAGATTGTATTAGAAACAGACAGCCACCTACCTGCAAACTTTCAATCAGCAGAGTGGGAAGGCTTCTACGTTATTCGCTCTAGGAGAATATAATGAAAGGCTATGTGAGACCAAGTACTCAATCTGACGTTGACTATCTGGCAAACAATCTAAGGCCAGAGGACAAAGAAGAAGTACTTGCCTCACATGGCAGTACACAACACGCACTACAGACAGGCTTTGACCATTCTGATGAGTGTTGGACTATTGTTGTCACAGACACAGAAGAAATCGCTGGTATGTACGGTGTAGGTACACTTGAAGAAGGTGTAGGCGAACCGTGGCTACTAACCGCACCACCGTTAGAAAAGGTGTGGATGCCATTTCTTAGACAGTCTAAACAATGGGTAAAAGACATTAACAAGAAATATCCCCTACTAACAAACGCTGTAGATGAAGATTACAAAGTATCAATCAAATGGTTAAAGTTTGTTGGGTTTACGTTTATCAAACGTCACGAAACGTGGGGTGTAGGTAATAAACCTTTTTTAGAGTTTGTGAGGATTGAAGAATGAACCCTATGGTGGCTCTTAGTATCGGTCAATCCGTTGCAGGATTTATTGATGCACGAAACAAAGCTAATGCTGCTGAAGCTAGGTACTTGCAAAATAGGCAAGCATCTATACAAGCTCGTGACCTAAAGATACAGGGACTACAGCAAAGAGCATTTCAACAAGCAGAACTAACGGCTGAACAAAAGCTACAGCTTGCTGTTAAAGCATTAGAAACAAGAGAAAGTAAAAAAACAGCAGGTGGTGAGTCTGGTCTAGGTGGTCAGACAGAACGTCTTAAAGTAGACGCTACAACTGCTAGAGAGTTGCGTGGACGTGACGCACTCAAAACACAATTAAACTATACACTAAGTCAAATTGAACTTGAAAAAGCTGGTGTTAATAGTGAAGCACTAAACAGAATTAACTCACTACCTCGTGGGCAACAGCCTAGTCTTGCAGCAGCTTTGATTAGTGGTGCTTCAAATGCTATTGCTGCTGACATTAAATATGCTAAAGGTGCAACCTTTGGGTTTGGCACACCAGAAGTATTAGCAGAAGAAGGACTTGTAGGGGATGCTACAACAAACCTTACACCTGTCCCAACAGAGTTTAGTATTAACGTACCGCAGAACTAAGAGGTAACAATGGCACAAAAAAGAGTACAAGTGAGAGAGCTAGAGGCTAGTACACTAGTCAATCCAGTAGCTCGTCCAGTAGAAACTTATGTACGCCCTGCTCAAGCACAGGTAGCCCCTTCACCTCTAACACAGTTTGTTAATAGTATTGCACCTGCTGTAAAAGCATCAGAGGATGCTAAACTAACAGAGCGTCTTAAACGTGAGCGTGAAGAAGAAAAGCTGCGTATCCAAGCTAAGTACAAGCAAGGTGAGCTTGCTATGGGACAGCTTATTAGCCGTGTTGATAATGCTTACTCAGCAGCAGTAGCAGCTAAAGACGATACGTGGCATACGCTAAGTACAGAGCAAGTAACAGACCAGATTAACAAGTTTGCTGATGATTACTTTGCTACCCTACCAGCAGATACAGACCCTCTACTTATTAAGTCTATGCGTATGCAGCTTGACGAAGGTATGGTCAAGTTTATTACTAAATGGGATGCAGGTAAACAAGCCTATAACATTAACGTAGGTAACGCTGACTTTGCAGAAAGTATCAGCACAATCCTACGTAGCGAACAACCAGTAGATGAACAGATTCTTGCTATTCAAGGTCTTATCAATACAACAGCAGAAGCTAACCCGTTTGCTGATGGCAAAGCTAACTACAAGCGTTACTTAGATGTTGCAGTAGATTATCTGCACGACATGGGTGAACTGTACGCTGATAACGCTTTGTACGCTGCGCTAGAAACTATGACAGGTAAAGACGGTCAACCCCTTAACGTACTTGATACACGAGAGCGTATTAAGAAGGGTAGTACTATTCGTAAGCGTGTAGCTAAACTACGTCAAGACGCTACTGCCGCAGCTAATAAAGCTGAAGTACTTTCTAACGCTCTTACTAACGTGTTTGAAATGGAGTCAGGCGCACCGCTAGAAGGTTTAAGTTACATAAACAAAAGCGGTACACTAACTAAGTTTACAGAAGATGAACTAGAAGAAGCAGTACTATCTTCTCCTGAGTTTGCTGCTATGGGTAAAGGTGAGAAGTATGACTTTCTTAACCGTATTAACCTGACACCTAAACGATACAAAGCCCAAGTTAAAGATACCCTACCTATGCTAGAGGCTGGTGTACTAGATGACACCCCTGAACTTAATAACAGGATTATGGGAGGTCTAAACCAATATCTTGCTATGAAAAACTCTGGCATGGATATGAGTTTTCTTAAAGACGAAGAGCGTATCCGCTTTGAAGCAATGGCGTATCTTGTACAAGGTAGTGGTCGTGTAGGTCAACGTGAAGTACTGCTAACTGATGGTTTGCAGGATGACCCTACAATACCAGACAGTCAGATGGTTACTGATTACATTAATGCTGCACGTCTGGTTCAAAAGATTACTCCAACACCTATGACAGAAGAGTTTAAGAAAGAAGTACTAGACGAACTAGACGGTGGTATCTTTACTGATGTATTTACAACAGACCTTGCAGAAGTATACAACGGTGAAGAAGTAATCAGACAAGTAGCAAAAGATGCACATTACCTTTACATGACAGGTGGCTTTGAAAGTATTGAGGAAGCAGCTAAAGCAGCAGCCGCAATAGCTAAAGAAGATTATCCTGTTGTAACATCTAGTGACGGTACGTCTTATGCGTTTCATCTTTTGAATACAGATATTGACCAATCTCTTAATGCACAAGTAACTATTTCAGAATATAACAAACTTCTTCCTAATATGGAAAGCGTACAGCAAGCAATTTTTGCACAACACGGTTTAAAAGAAGGAGAGTTTGTTGTAGCTTTGTTACCAGATAGAAGCAATCCTAATGCTATTGGTATGTTTGTATGGAACACAACTACCAAACCTGCGTTTCCTATTGGATTTGTAGGTGGTAAGTTAGATAAGAAAACACTTCTTACAGACAAAGACCAACTTAACAACCTTGTAGCAATAGATGTTTCAGGACAACAACTGTCATCAGTAGAAGCTGGTAGTACAATTACTCCACCAGTAGGAAGCATGACACCTGCTCAAAACGACATTGAAACTGCTCTTCAAGAAGCAGAAGCAGCAGGTATGAACGTAGCTACAATAGGTAACCTAGAATTACGCACAGGCGGTGTAGGTATCGGTGACATTGTTTCAGATGCTTTAGGTGGGCAAGTTAGTCCAGAAGAAGTAAATCAAGTAGTTGAACAAGGTGTACAAGCAGCAACAGATGCTGGCATTACTGCAGAAGATGTAGAAACTATTAGTCAAGGTAACTTACCTGACATGACTGAGTTTATATCAAACCTAAGAAATGCTGTAGGTGACATTGATATTAGTCCTATCGGTCAGGCCGCTGCGTCTACTCTCATTGAAGACGAGGGTTTTAGGTCTGCTCCATATGATGATATGGGGCTAGACTCTGTTGGATATGGGTTTCAAATTGAAAGCCTAGAGCCAGACGAACGTGCGTTGATTGAAGACATCAATGACGTGCAACCTGAAGAAGCAGATGCTGTACTGGGTTTAAAAGTTTCTAAACTAGAAAACTGGTGGAACAACACTATTGATGGATTTAGTAACTTACCAGAATCATCACAGGTAGCTGCTATCAACATGTCATACCAACTAGGTAAAGAAAACGTAGCCCGTGAATGGACTAAGTTTATGGGGGCTGTAGGTGAAGCTGCACAGTATGCTCAAGGTTCTGCGGAACAAGCTGCTGCTTTGGCTGAAGCTAAGTTTCACATGTTGTACAACGTAGCTGAAGATGGTTTGGTTACCGCTACTAAGTGGTCTACTCAAACAGCAGACCGTGCAATGCGTGTTGCAGAAGGAATGGCAGCAGAAGCTGGCGAGGTATTGAGCGAAACAGGTACTGTTATTGCTGATAATCTTGAAGCTGCTGGTGCAAGCATTGTTAATGCTATTATTCCAGAAGCATCAGCCTCTGAACTACAACCAGCTATTGTTGGTGAAAAACCTGAAGCACAGGCTGTAGCTGCTATTGCTGGGGCTAAGAACCCTGCTGACGTAGCTGCTACATATCTTGGTATGGATGAGAATACTGCTGAAGGTGCTGCGGCTGTCAAAGGTTTCTTTGAGAATGTAGTAGGTGATTGGAATCCAGATAATCAGTCTGTACAAGAATTTGCAACAAGCAAGGCTTGGTGTGCAGCGTTCTTGACACAGGTACTACGTGACTCTGGTGTAGATACAAAGGCTCTACTTGGTACTGATAAGTTCAATCAAGTACGTGCTGCTGCTTATCTCAAAGCTGGAGATGCTGTTGATGCTGGACAGGTCAAAGCAGGTGACATTATGATTAAGATGCACAGTGCAGAAGACCGTAAGAAGTTTAAGCTAGGCGTTGCCCACGTTGGTATCGTAGCAAGCGTAGACGGAGATACAGTGTACTTTATTGGTGGTAACACAGGTGATAAAGTAGAACTGTCTGACTACAGCATGTCACAAGAAGACGTACGCTTTAGACGTATTAGCGGTGTTACTGACCTACCTACCGAAAGTCTACCATCAATGTTGTCATTAAAAGCTGGTAAGTACGGACGTAAGGCTATGGATAAAATCAGTAACGGATTTAACTCACTATACGATAGCATATTTGGTTAAGGATAACAAATGGCAAAATTCAAAAACGAAGCCTTCGCTGGGCTGAACCTAGAAGCTGTAGACGAGGATGCACTTCCCCTCGCCCGTACAGTTGACGAGGCTGCGTTTACAAGAGCAAGAGTTCTTGAAGACCAGCAATCATCTAAGTTTTTTACTAGTTTAGGCAACTCTATCCAAGAAGAATGGATTGCGCCAAATGTGTACAACAACTTTGAAAGAATAGTTGAACAAGATGGCACACCTGTAGAAACATTTACAGAAGAACTTGTTCGTCAACTAACAGAAGGGCTTGATGATAGACAAGCCGTACGGGAAGTGCTAGAGGAAGCCCAGACTAATGGGCTTTCTAAAGCCATGAAAACACGAGAGGCTTATCTTAGAACACAAGCTAATCTACAACAAATCCAAGCAGATGGGTGGTCTGGTGTTACAGCCAACACCCTAGCTGCTATGTTTGACCCTGTTGAGTGGGGTGCAATCATTGGTACTAGTGCAGCAGTAGGAGCTATCAACCCCCTTGCAGGTGGTGGTACTTTTCTTGTAGGTGCTGGTAACAAAGCACGTAAAGCATACAGGTCTGCTCAAGTTGCTGCTATTGCTGGTGGTGAAGCAGCTTTGTTTGAGTCTGTACGTGCTGCGTATAGGTATGATGTAGATGCTGGGGATGTTATCCTTGCAGGTGGACTAGGTGCAGCCCTCGGTGGTGGTATTGATGCTGCTACAACAGCCTTTATTCGTGCAGGACATCGTAACCGTATTGCTGCTAAAGTAGCAAAAGGTGAAGAACTTACTGAAGCCGAACAGCGTTTCTTTGATGAGTATAATGTAGAAGCTCTAGCAGTTAAGATGATTGATAGAGAAATTGCAGACGACTCGTTGGTAGATTCTGTAGATGGACTTCCTACTTTTACTCCTGAAGCACGAGGCGCACAGGACGTATCAGATGAAGAAGTAGCAGCTATTCCTAAACAAGCTGGCGTTAGCATGAAGGGTCTACGAGAGTTTCTTTCTGTTGGCGCACGTATGGCTAACTCTGACATTGGATGGGCTAGGTATACTGCCCGTGCATTAGGTTTGAATAGTACTGGATATAAGGGAGGCACTCTTGAAACTAACATGTCAGCTTCTGAGTGGGCTGAACTTTATCAAATGCGCTATCGTAACAAGATGGCAAAAATACTACCACAAGCTCAAAAGATGTGGTCAAAACGTACAGGACAGTCTATATCACAGTTTAACAATTTGGTATCACGTTACGTACGAGGGATTGACACAGATGGTGTTGACCCTGAAGTCGCTAAAGTTGGTGACTATATGCGTAAAACTATGGACGAAATTGCTGAAGAAGCAGTAGCAAATGATGTATCTGGTTTTAGCATGGATATGTTACGTAACCATAGTAACTACATGACACGCTTGTTCGATGATGAAAAGATTAGACAACTGCGTATTAAACTAGGTGATGAAGCAGACCTAAAGATTGCACAACTTGTAGAAGAAGCAATTCGTAAAGGTCAACCTAACATTGAAGAGAATGTTAAACAGTACCTTACTAAAAAACTAAAGGGTACAAAGCAACGTGTAACTAAAAATAAAATCAATAACTATATTCGTCAGATGGCTACAGGATATATGAAGGGTATTACTGACCCCTCTCTAGGTAAGAAAGGTCTTGCTGGTGGGGGCGAACATACACTTGAAGATATTGGCGATTTAATGAAAGCTGGTGGTATCCCACAAGAAGATATTGATGCTGTTGTTGATATTCTTACACGTACTAACGTACCTAAAGCACACAAACGTGCAAGACACCGTATGGTGCTAGACGAAGGTGCGATGGTTCGTTTGCAAAACGCAGATGGTTCTATTGAAGAGTATCGCTTTGCTGACCTTCTTGAAGAAGATGCAGAACAGTTGTTTAATACTTATGTATTTCAACTGTCAGGTGCTATTGGACTAGCCCGTAATGGTATTGACACCAATCGTGCAGGTTCTGGTTTTCAAGACTTGGTACAAAAAATCAAAGACGAAGGTAGAAAAAACAACGTACCAAAGGACGAGATTGATAAACAAGTCAAAGCAGCAGAATACATGTATGACGGTATTACAGGACGCTTGGCTCAACGTCAAGAGGTTAGTAACCGTGCAAGAGACATGAACATTGCAGTACGTGCGTTTAGCTTTGCTGTAAACATGGGTATGTCTGGCATGTCAGCCCTTATGGAAATCTCTAACGCTATGTTTGAGTATGGTATTACTACTGTACTAAAAAGTAACCCTGCATATCGTGCATTGATTAACAAGTTAAGTAGTGGTCAAGTTGATGACAAACTAATGGATGAGTTAATTGAAGCCTTCGGTTTAGGTGAAGAAGTTGCGTTAGGTAAATGGAATAACGTAACACGTATGGATACAGAAAGTTCAACTGACTCTTTGTCTCCTGAACGTAGTTGGGTAGAAAAACGTGGTTGGTCTTCTCGTAACCTACGAGGCGGTGTAACACAAACAGCACAGCGTCAAGTAGCTTATTGGTCTGGACTTACAGGCGTAACACAAACGCTACGTAGAATGTCTATGCGTCACTTTACTAACGAATGGTCACTAGCAGCCCGTAAAGGTAAGTTACCATTTTCAGAAGTAAAGCGTAAACAGCTTGGACTTAGCGATGACATGGCTGGTAGAATCCGAGACATTCTAGCAAGTGAGGTTGTAGAAAAGAACGCAGATGGAACTGTGCGGAAACTAAACCTGTCTCAGTGGCCTCGTGATGTACGTGAGTCGTTTCAAGCTGCTGGTTTCAAAGAAGCACGTCAAAACGTACAGGAAGCTAACATTGCTTCTACTAATGAGTTTTTAAGAACAGAACTTGGTAAAACTATGTTTCAATTCTTAAACTTTACTATGGCTTCTATGGAACAACAGACACAACGTCTAGGCGTACGTCTTATGAAAGGCGACATTGCTGTAGCTAAAGTTTTAGTATCAGCAGGATTGATGGGTAGCCTTATGTATGCTACTCGTGTACACATGAACGCTATGGGACGTAGTGACGCTGACGAGTACATCAAAGAACAAATGTCAGGTGGTAAGCTGTTTACTGGAGCTTTGTCACAGATTGGTGCTGCGTCTATCTTTAGTTACATTCTACAACTAACTACAGGTGGTATGCAAGGCAATGCGTACGCAATTACGCCTCCTTCTGTGTCTATTGGTCAAAACATTCTTTCTTCAGTAGGTAACCTAATTGAAGAGAATGAGATGACAGAAACAGAGTGGAGAACATTGCTTCGTATTCTTCCATATCAATCTATGTACGGAGCTAGACAACTTCTAAACGGTACGGCAAATGCTCTGGCTGATTACTTTGACTAAAGTTACAACCAAGAGAGACAACCTTAGATTAAACATACTAAAGGACTAAGTGATGCCTTTTTCATATAAAGACTATACAGGGGATGGTAGTACTACTACCTTCTCTATTACGTTTGATTATCAGAAAGAGTCTGAAATCAGCGTAACTGTGGATGGTGTGGCGCAATCAGGCTTCACTTTTCCTTCTTCAACACAAGTACAACTAACCAGTGCGCCAGCATCTAGCACGTTAGTACGTATCAGACGTACAACAGACCTTGACGCTCGTGAAGTAGACTTTGCCTCAGGCTCAGTGCTTACAGAAGAAGACTTGGATAACTCTAACATTCAGGTCTTCCACGCTGCACAGGAAGCTATTGACACGTCTAACGATGCTATCTCACTAGATGATGATGACAAGTGGGATGCACAGTCAAAAGTTATTAAGAATGTTGCAGCACCTGTAAATGGTACGGACGCTGCTAACAAAACTTATATTGATACGCAGACTACATCTGCTGCTACGTCAGCCACTAATGCGGCTACTAGTGCTACAGCAGCGCAGACCGCACAGACTGCTGCCGAAACTGCACAAACCGCAGCGGAAACTGCTCAGACAGCCGCAGAGACCGCAGAAACAAATGCGGAGACTGCTGAGACTAATGCAGAGACAGCCCAGACAGCCGCTGAAACAGCGCAAACTGCGGCAGAAACTGCAAAGACAGGGGCTGAGACAGCTAAGACAGGTGCGGAAACTGCACAAACAGCCGCTGAGACTGCTCAAACTGCGGCAGAAACAGCGCAGACAGCCGCTGAGACTGCTGAGACTAACGCTGAAACTGCTGAAACAAATGCTCAAGGGCATGAAAACACTGCACAGGATTGGGCTACCAAGACTAACGGTGAAGCACAGACAGGTGAGGGTTACTCAGCTAAAGCATGGGCTACAGGTGGCACAGGTGTAACTGATACTGCTGGTTCAGGCTCTGCTAAAGAGTGGGCAACAGATACTACAAACACCTGTGATGGTACAGAGTTCTCTGCTAAAGAGTACGCCATTGGCTCACAAGCAGGTAACACTAATGGTTCTGCAAAGCAGTGGGCTATTGGTGGTGGTGCATCTTACAGCACAAACACTACAGTAGATGGTACTAACTACTCAGCTAAGTACTGGGCAGAACAAGCAGCCGCCAGTGTGGATAGCTTTGATGATACGTATCTTGGCTCAAAATCTTCAGACCCAACACTAGATAATGACGGTAACGCTCTTGCAACAGGTGCATTATACTTTTCAACAACTGCAAACAAACTCCGTGTGTATGATGGTACACAATGGAATGATGCAGTAACCGATACCACAGGCTTTGCTACGGCTGGCTTTAGTATCGCTATGTCAATCGCTCTATAAGGATATATTATGGCACAAAATTTTAGACGATATAGCCTCAACTCTGTAGGTACAACAGCCGCAGACATTCCTGATGGGGCAAACTTTGATAGCTACGATACGCTCGTAGGTATCCACATGACAAACATTACAAGCAATGCTATTAACGTAGACTGCTACATCAACGATGGTACTAACGACATCTACTTGGTAAAGGGTGCGCCTATTGCCGCAGGTGGTGCGTTGCAGGTACTTGACGGTGGAGCAAAGGTAGTAGTACAATCAGGTGACCGACTCTGGATTAAATCAGATACAGCAAGTTCACTGGACTGCTGGGTATCAGCCGTTGATGCAATCAGTACATAAGGAGTAGACTATGGGATATGTAGGTAATCAAACTACAAACGCCTACACCAGTCTTGATAAACAAACCATTACTGGTGATGGGGGTGCATCGTACACTCTTGACCATGCTGTAGCTAACGCTAACGAGATTGAAGTATTTGTAAATAACGTCCGTCAAGAGCCTTCAGTAGCCTATACGGTGTCAGGTACAGCATTGACCATGACAGGCAACGTAGCGGCTTCTGACGACTTCTATGTGGTGTTTCAGGGTAAGGCAGTAGGTACTGTAGTTCCCCCTGATGACAGCGTGACTACGGCTCGTATTAATGACGATGCTGTGACAACAGCTAAGATTGCTGATGATGCTGTAACATCAGCTAAACTTGCTGACAGTGCTGTGACTTCTGCTAAGTTGCCAGCAGGGACTGTTTTACAAGTTAAGACAGCGCAGAAAACTGACAAGGATAGTTTTACTGGTACTGGCTATTCTGCAATCTCAGATTTGTCTGTTTCTATTACGCCTTCATCCACATCAAGTAAAATTTTAGTTACGGTCAGTTTAGCTTTTGGCTGTGGTAGTGGAGACAGAATATCTTTTACTGCTCTTAGGGGGTCAACAAACCTAGCAAATCACTCAAGCACACTAAGCAATAGAACCCCTGCTTTTTTCGGCGTTGTTCCTAATAGTTCAAATGATTTATGCAACGGTTTTTTCTCTACGCTTGATAGCCCGTCAACGACATCTGCGACCACTTATAGTGTAAGTGGCAGGGTCACTGGCGGGACAGCCTATATTAACGCAAGTTTTAATGACACGGACAGTGCAGTAAATACAAACCGTGGTGTGTCTAGCATCACTGTTATGGAAATAGCAGGGTAGGAGTAAGCAATGGCATTATCAAAAATACAATCCGAAAGCATAAACCTTGCTGATACCTTTGCGTTTACTGGCACTGTGTCTGGTACTAATGACACGCAGGGTCTTGTTGCTATTTCAAGGTCACAAAGTGGGTCAGCGGTTTCTCAGGTTTTGTTTGATAACTTGAGTACCGATTACGACACTTTTGTTTTTTATATTACATATATGCATCCTGTCACAGACAACGTGCAACCAAGAGTGCGGTTTCTTAATTCAAGTGGCTCACAAATATCTGGCACTGGTAACTATGGCGCAGAAAGTCAAACACATACCAATGGTCAGAACGGTGCAAACTCAATGGATCATATGATTATAGCACCAGCAAACATGGGTAATAATAGCTATGAGGGCTTTCAAGGTGTTCTAACACTAAGCAATAGAAACTATGCTTCTGGTCAAACCTATAAAGTACCACCAGCTATATTTGGTCATTTGAGTACCTCTGACGGCGCTAATAATCAAAACGGTGTAAACTTTGCTGGCGCATTAGACAACAGCGCACAACAAGCTATTAGAGGAATTAAGTTTTATTTCAGCAGTGGAAACATAGATGCCCATGACATTAGTTGTTATGGCGTAGTGAGGCCATCATAATGAAGAAAATGGTAAACGGTGAACTGCTGGATATGACAGCAGAAGAGATTGCAGAGCGTCAGGTAGAAGAAGCCAGTGAGCCTTCAGATGCAGACAGAGCATTAGCTGTACTAAGAGCAGAGCGTGATAGGCGGCTGGCTGAAACAGATTGGTATGCCAACTCAGATGTAACTATGTCTGCCGCTATGACTACATATCGTCAAGCACTGCGTGACATTACTGACACATACTCAGACCTAGATACAGTGGTCTGGCCTACGAAACCTTAAAGGAGATACTATGCCATATATCGGTGTAGCCCCATCCAGTGGGCTATTTAAGAAACTGGATAGCATTTCTACAGTCAACAATCAGGCCGCATACACGATGCAGTACAATAGTAGCAACTTCAAACCTGCTACTGCTGAACAGCTTATCGTATCTGTAAACGGTGTTATCCAAGCCCCTAACGATGCTTACACGGTATCTGGCTCAACAATCACATTCTCAGAGAACCTAGTTACTGGGGATGTGATTGACTTCATTGTGGCTCTAGGCGAGGTGGGTAACACTGTAACGCCTACTGATGGCAGTGTAGATATTAACAAGATGTCCTCATCAATTATGAAGGACGCAGGTATTAGGGTAAATGACAACGAACTTACCAATGACGTAACCATTGCAGCAGATGAACGTGCGATGGTGTCTGGTGACTTCAAGGTGTCAGCTACTCTTACAGTAAACGGAGTGTTGACCATTGTCTAAATTATATGTGGATGAGCTACATCCTAAAACTAGCGGCTCTACTATTACATTCCCTTCTGGGATGATTGTTGGCGCAGAGGTAAAACAGATTACCGCACAAAGCACAAGGTCATCCGCTACGTCTTATGCTGATGATTTAGATTTTGGAAGTTATACACCAAAGCTAACAACAAGTACTGTTTTGATACAAGGCGTTGCAAACATTGATAGTGCGAATAGCGCATATTGTTATCTGAAGTGGGTTGTAGATGGCTCAGATTTTGTGTCAACTGGTAGCTCTTCTCCTGACTATACACACGGATTTTATAGTGGCACTTCATTAAATGCTCATTCAAATATGCCTTCTACAATTATTACAAGCGTTAGTAATACAGACGGTTCTGCTATTTCAGTAAAATGTCAAGGTAAAACAAACTCTGGCACTATATACATAAACAGAACAGCAAGTGCTAACAAAGCTGGCTCACCTTCGTCTGTAATGTTTTTAGAAGTAGCATCATAGGAGATAATCAATGGCAAGTATATTAGGCGTTGAAACGCTTCAACATACAAACGGCACTACAGCCGCTACTATTGACAGTCGTGGTAGGTTAATACAATCTAACCGCCATTTGTTTCATGACGCTGCACACAATACGCCAAATAGC